CCACTTCTGGCGGTGAGCAGCAGTTCGTCACCTACTCGTTCCTTGAGGAGGATGTCGAGCACCAGATTCCGACCGTCAAGAGCGCATCCAGCTTCCAGATGACCATCGGCGACGATGCCGAGCTGCCCTGGTACAGCATCCTGTCAGACGCCAACGACGACCGCATTCCGCGTGCCGTGTCGGTCGTGCTGCCGTCCGGCTCCGCGATCTTCTACAACGGCTACGTGACCCTCAATAAGACCCCGACGCTCACCAAGAACGAGCTGATGGGTCTGCAGAGCACCGTGTCGCTGACTTCCGAGCCGCAACGCTACGCAGCGTAATGCCGCAAGGCCCGTCACTCGGCGGGCCTACCAATTCCAGATAGGGACTATCCATGAGCGTGAAATTCACCCTGACCCCGAATCCGACCTTCAAGGCACCTGTAGAGATCCCGCTGCCTGACGGCCAGGTCGCCAAGCCGGTATTCGAGTTCAAGCACCGCGACAAGGACAGCCTCGATGCGTTGATCAGGAACAAGAAGATCAGCGACCCCGATCTGCTCGGTGAAATGCTCGCCGGCTGGGATCTCGAAGAAGAATTCTGCGCTGCCAGCATTGAGCTGCTGTGCAAGAACTACGTGATGGCCCCGAAAGCCATCTTCTCCGCGTACATCACCGCTCTAGTGGACGGCCGCCGGGGAAACTAGAGGGGGCGGTCGAGCGGCTTTTCCGGAAGGACGCCGACCCCGAAGAGATGGCCCGCTTCGGCCTTCGCCCCGAAGACTTCCCGGAAGAGCGGTTCGGAATCTGGCCAGAGAACTGGCAGGTGTTCGACATCTTCCTTTCGATGCAGACCCAATGGCGCATGGGCATGAATGGGCCTACAGGGCTTGACTACTCGGCCCTTGAGTCGCTGTTTCGCATGAACCGCGTCAAGCGCAAGCAGCAGCGCGACCACCTGGAGGCGATCCAGATCATGGAGCGCGCTGCACTGAAGGCGATGGCCGAGAATCGGTGATAATCTGGCCCTTTCAAACAGGGAGGGGAACCATGCGCAAGATTCTCATCGTTGCCGCGCTGCTCATCATCGCAGGCTGCGCCAACAATCGTATCGATTACAACCGGCAGTCCATGAACTTGTCGTTGGGAATGTCAAAAGCTGACGTACAGGCGACCATGGGCCTCCCCCGAAGAACTGATGTGAACGAAGATCGCGAGCGTTGGATCTACTGGAACCCTGTCGTGATGGGCCTCACCCCGGTAGATAACGAACAGCTCGCCCAGGATCGACTGGTGGTCACCTTCGAGAACGGGAAGGTTGCGCGATGGGGAAACCAGACGCTAACAGCCGATATGATGGAGGCAAGCCAGAAAACAATCGAAGCCTCTTACAAAGTCATGCAGCAGTCTTCGCCACCAAAGCAGCAGTAAATGACCTCACGAAGCCCGCCTAGTGCGGGCTTTTTCATGCCCGGAGAAAAGCATGACCGAATACGCCCGCCTTGTCCTGAGCGTGGACAGCACAAGCGGCCTGAAGGCTGCAAGCGATCTGGACCGCCTTGACGCTGCATCCCGCAAGGCTGAGGGCGGATTCGATCAGCTGGAGCGCCAGACTCGCCGCAATGTGGCGGCAGCTACCCAGCTGAAGACGGCCGTTGCTGCGCTAGGCACAACCCTGGCTGCCGCTGTTTCCGTGACCGCGCTTCGCTCCGCTGCTGGCCTGGTTCAGACCTATCAGGAAATGGCCGAGCGCGTGCAGATGGCCACGAGCAGCCAGGCCGAGTTCGAGCTTGTGCAGCGCCGCCTGCTGGCCACCGCTAACGGCACTTACCGTTCGCTGTCGGAAGCCCAGGAGCTGTACATCCGCACCGCCGACAGCCTTCGGAGCATGGGTTACTCGACTCAGCAGGCGCTGGACGTGACGGACTCTATGTCCTATGCGTTTGTGAAGAATGCAACCAGCGCTGAGCGCGCAGAGGCAGCAATAGCGGCTTTCTCCAAGTCGATGAACGCTGGGAAGGTGGCCGCTGATCAGTGGGAGACAATCACTACCGGACTCCCGTCCGTCATAGGCGATATTGCGGATGCGACAGGTCGTTCAGCTGCAGAGATTCGGGCTTTAGGCGCTGCCGGAAAGATATCTGCACGCGATCTATCCGAAGGCTTGCGCAAAGCTTTGGATGCGAACGAGAAGGCCGCAGCAGGGATGGCAACCAACCTGCGCGACGCCGGCGTTCGGGTAGAGACTGCCACAACCGCAATCTTGGTCGCGTTTGAGAATCAGACGGGCGCGATCAAGGCTGTTACTGACGGCATTACCGAATCTGCCAACGCGGTCTTGAAGTTCAGCGAAGACACGGAGGCGATGAAGGGCGCGCTTGAGGGGATCGGGACAGCAGCTGAGTACCTAGCTGTAGCGGTTGGTGCGCGGCTTGTCACGGCCATACTGGCCTACACGGCTACCCAGGGCCAGGCAGTCACTGCGACCGTCATTCGCATCGCCAAGGAGCGCGAGGCGTTGGCTGTTTCGGCCGCCCGGGCAACCGCTGAGCGTCAGTCGGCCATGGCAGCTCTTGCTGTCGCCAGGGCAGAGTTCGAGGCCGCCAAGGGCACCAACGCCCACGCGATCGCTGCGCGCAACCTGTCGGCCGCGCAAGCCGTGGCGCTTCAGGCTGCAGCCAACCAGGCCGCAGCACAGAACGCACTCAACAGCGCAATGCGTGTCGGCACCATCGTTGCCGGCGGGCTGCGCAGTGCCATGGCGTTGCTCGGCGGCCCGGCTGGCGTGGTCTTGCTCGCCGCCGGGGCGCTCTACACCTTCGCTAGCAACGCACGAGACGCCAAGCAGCCGGTCGACCTGCTTACCGAGTCCGTCAACGACCTCGGCGATGCAACCCTGCGGGCTCTGCGCGCGGATCTGCTGACCAAGATCGAAACCGAGTCGCGTGGCGCATCAGGCGAGTTGACTGCGCTAAATGCGCGAGTTGAAACGCTGCGTGACAACTTGGCTCGCTACCCAAACAGCGCAAAAGCGCAGGAATGGCGTGAGGAGCTAGAGCGCACAGCGGAGAAGGCGCTGATCGCTGATGAGGCGCTGGAGAAGTACCGCAAGCGCCTGCAGGCCGTCGATGAGGAGATCGCGAAGCGCAGCAAGGCACCCGATCTGAGTGACCCTGAAGAGCCTACGACGAGCGCTGAAGGGCAGAAAGCGATCGCCCGCATGCGTGAGCAGCTAGACCTGGCAAAGCTGCAAGGTGAAGCGCGCGCTCGCCTGGCGGCCATTCAGTCGCTCGGTGCAGAGGCCACCAAGGAGGAGCGGGAAGAGGCCGAACAGCTGGCCACACAGCTCTACCGGCTGGAAGAAGCAGAGCGGGCACGCGGAAAGACTTCGGAAAAGAACCTGAAGCAGCAGATATCGGCGCTTGAGCTACAGGCGCAGATGCTTGGCATGAGCGCGACCGAGGCGACGCTGTACAAGCTGTCAATGGACGGCGCATCAGAGTCTCAGTTGGCTAGTGCTCGCAATGCCTTGCAGGCTGTAGATGCATACGTAAAGCAAGCCGAAGCGATCCGCCAAGTCAACGAGGCCGAAGAAAACACAAATCGGGAAGCGGTATCGATCATCGATTCGCTGATGACAGAAGAGGAAGCAATTAGGGCTTCGTACGAGCGCCGCCGTCAGACAGTACTCGACTCGACGATTCTCACTGCCGAAGCGCGCAACGAGGCCATGATCCGGCTTGAACAGGAGCGCGACGAGAAGTTGCTTGAGGTCAATGGCAGCTACTGGGAGCGATACCTTGCCGCGGCCGAGGAAAGCCTTGGCAATTTCGACGAGCTGGCCGGCAATGTCGTGGAAGGATTCAGCAGCCGCTTCGGCGATGCCTTCGAATCAATGGTATTCGACGCCGAATCGTTGAGCGATGCAGTTTCTGGCATGGCTGAAGGGATGGCGCGCTCTGTAGTCAACGCTCTTGGGCAGATGGCTGCGCAATGGCTTGCCTATCAGGCTGTACAGCTGCTAGTCGGAAAGACTACGCAATCTAGCGCCGCCTCGGCTATGGCAACAAATGCGCAAGCCTCCGCGCTGCA